ATCCAATTCCCATCCATATGTATTTTTTTATTTTATTCATAAATCTATTACCTTTATTATTGTAAAAGTAGTTATCTGATTATTTGAAGATGTATGCTTTTCCTGAATCAGTGCCATCGGATTCATCTTCGCCGGGCGCACCAACAACAGCATAGTTACTAGTTATTGCTACTGCTGCACCAAACTGATCCCCAGCACCAGTACTAAAAGGATTAGGATTATCTAGTGTTTGTAGTAGGTCACCACTTGTTATATTAAAGATGTATGCTTGGCCTGAAAGGGTACCACCATCAGCATCTGTTTGCCGGTCTCCGCTAACAATAGCGCGATTGCCTGATATATCAACCTCTAAACCAAAACTGTTAGTAGTACTTCCAGGATTAGTTATTGTACGGACTCTGGTACCTGTTGTCACATCAAAGATGTATACTTTGCCTGTATTGTTGAAAATAGCGGTATCTTCACCTGTTGCACTAACAATAGCACGATCGCCTGATATTGCCACTGCTCTGCCAAAAAAGTCGTCTTGAGCGGTGTAAAAAGTATTAGGATTATCTAGGGTATAGACTAATGCTCCTGTTGTAACATTAAAGATATATGCCTTACCTGATGAAGTAGTAGGTTGATCTTCACCTGGCACACCAACAATGGCATAATTGCCATCAATATCTAAATATCTGCCAAACGTATCACTAGCATCTTGGGTGGGATTATCTATTGTATGGACTAATGCTCCTGTTGTAACATTAAAGATATAAGCCGTACCTGTTTGATTAGCACCATCATCTTCCCCCCAAGCACCAACAATACAATAATTACCTGATATTGCTACGCCATCTCCAAAATAATCACTTGATACTGTACCAGAAGCATTTGGATTATCTAATGTATGAATTAATGCTCCGGTTGTAACATTAAAGATATATGCCTTACCTGAGGCAGTGCCAGTGGCTTCATCTTCCAAGTAGGCACCAACAACAGCGTAATTGCCATCTATATCAACCGAGATACCAAAATAATCAGATTGGGTTGTATCAAATGGATTTGGGTTATCTAAGGTATGAACTAACGCACCTGTTGCTAGGTTGTAGATATATGCTTTACCTGAACTTGTTGTAACACCTTCATCTTCAAGGTAAGTACCTACAATAGCATGTGTATCAGAAATTCCAATTTTATTACCAAAAAGATCAGTATCGCTAGTGCCAAAAGGATTAGGATTATCTAATGTATAAACTAGAGACAAATCTTTTTTTATCCCTGTTCCTGTTAATATTTGTGATGTTAAACTGGCCAGTCTAGGCATTATGAATAACTTGTTGCTGATCCAACAACAGTCCAAGTATCACTTACTCTAATAAAAGTAAAACTAACTATATCTATTTCGTTGGCTGTTCCTGATGGAAAACTTCCGCCTTGCCAATTCAGCGTCTGGCTTACACCATCAATTTGCACTGCGTTTGGCAGACGTGCTGAAGCGCCTTGTGAAATTATTAAACTAACAGAAATTGTTCTGTCGTTAGTTATTGGAACGTTGGTAAAGTTTGCTGTAAAGTTAGCAGCCGCTGAAGTATGATAGAATATAGCACTGTTGTTTAGATTATGTATGACAGTACCAGTTGCGCCGCTTATACTAGAAAGTATTTCTGTAGTCTCTGCTAGTGTTGCTAAACCTGTAACTTCAATACTAGGAGTAAAAATATTGCCGCTAGGTCCGTCAATAATTAAAGTGCTGTCATCTGCAAATACACTGCCTTTAAAATCTGCAGCAATTACATTTTGAAAAGTTAAATTGCCATTTCCGTCTGTTTGTAATACTTGATTTGCTGTGCCGTCTGTTGCAGGAAATTGATAACTACCGTCACCGCCTAGATGTGTAAAGTTGCCATCTAGTTCTTCATAGGTTAATGCTTCGCCCTTGTCTGCACGTTTTATTAATGTCATTCGCTAGTAGTTCCATCATCGTCGTAGTGTTTGCCTACGTAACTACTATATTTATTACCACGTGTTCCAGGATTGTTTTTTATATAATCAAAAACTACATATTCAAAACGTGCTGTTTGATTTTTTGTTGGAAGTGTTTTAAAACTAAAACCGTCTGCTGTTAATTCTGCTTCTGTATTACTATACTTTGGCATAGCATTATCCGTTTGCTATAACATTACCACTTGCTGTGGCTGCTGCATTAGGTACCCAACTACCGTGTCCGGCAGTTGCATCTCCTAGTCTATGAACAGCAATACTGTTAGCAAAAACATTTGGTGACGCACCAACTGCGGGATCACCGCATGCAGTAACATCGCCTATTCTTACTGTTGCACTGCTGTTTGTAAACACATTAGGTGAGCCAGATGCGTAAGAAGTTTGATGAAAAGGACTAGGTGTTGGACTTGCATGTCCAATGTGTACGTCCTGTCCAACTCTTACTACTCCTGGCATCTATGTTGCAATTCCTGTTGTGCTTTGAATATATTGTTTAGACATTTCTTCTTGGGTCTTAACAACACAAACTACTTTATTATTATTTATAGTTACAGTTGCATCAGGACCAATAGTAAACATAAACGGTGCTAGTCCGAGACCTTTCTGTGTAGCCGTGACCATTAGTGGCTTGACTAGTACCATTGAATCATTCTTATCTTCTTTATACCTTGCGACTACTTCTTCGCCTGATGTAAGTTTTATTGATACAGTGTCGCCTGCTTTGTAAGGTGTTTCAATTATCATAGTGTGTGTCCGGTTCCATTGTATCCTGTGTCATCTAGATACTTTTCAAATTCATTATATCCGCCAATTGTTTTACCATTGATTTTAATTTGCGGTACTGTTCTTGCACCAGGGAACCATTCAAGCAATTCTTCTCTTGTATAGTCTGTTCCTAGTGACTTGTATGTGTGTTCAAGTTGACGTGTTTTGCATAAGTTCACTGCCTTTACACAAAAAGGACAACTTGGTTTTCCATATATCTCAACCATTGTTTTTTCCATTTAGTTAGCCATTGTATTATAATTTATCAATTGTAGTCTATCCAGAGTAAATTGTTGACCCTTTCTTGTCTGTTACTCTTACCATTATTACACCCATTTTCTTTTTTTGCAATGCAGCAGAAATGGCCTGTGCCTCTGATCCGTAGGAACCAAATGTAGTCCATGCTTCGTATGGCGAATGTTTTTTAAATTGAGCTTTGAACATACAAGTACTTATCCTAAAGTGTGAAGTCTTTGAATGTGTCTTTTTCTACGTCTTGCTTTACGCCGCCAACAATATAACTTTCTACTTCTGTTTCTTGTGGTGCAACTTGAAGTCCTGATGAACTTAACCAATGCTGTGTCCAAGGAAGAGGATTTGTATTAAGTGGGCGATCGTAGATTGTTTTAAGCCCTAGTGCTTTTAGCCTTTTGTTAGCGATAAATTCTACATAGTGATGTAGTAGATTAGCATTAAGTCCTACGATACTGCCTTTTTGGAATAGATAGTCTGCCCAACGCTTTTCTTCTTCTACACACTCTTTCCACATTTCATAAACTTCTTCTTCACACTCTTTAGCAATCTTAACAAAATCTGGATCGTCGTCGCCTTTAGCCCAATGCTTAAGAATGTGTGTTGACAAGTTTAGGTGTGTTGCTTCATCACGTGCAATAAGTGAAATAATTTTAGCACTACCTTCCATAAGTTTAAGTTCTCCAAATGCAAAGGTACAAGCAAATGATACATAGAAACGCAAACCTTCAAGTATGTTTACAGTCATCATTGCTTTATATAATTGTTTTTTAACTTCGTACATATTGCCTTTTTTATGATGGAAAAAGTTATCTGCAATCTCATTGAACTTGTCGTATTCTCTTGTTACGCTTTCTGCTCTTGCAAGAATTTCTTTATCTTCTAGAATGGTATCAAAAACTTCGCCTGGGTTTGCGTAAACATTTTTTACAATATGTGTATAAGAACGACTGTGAATAGTTTCTTGAAAGTCCCAACATACTATACAACTTTCTAGTTCTGGGTTAGAACAGTAAGGTAAGAAAGCCAAACAAGGACCGCGTCCCTGTACACTATCCAATAGGGTTTGATATTTCAAATTACTTGTAAAGATATGTTTTTGTTCTTCACGGAAGTCTTGATAGTCTGCTCTGTCTTTCTGCAAACTAACTTCTTCAGGACGCCAAAAGTAACCTAACATTGTTTGGTTTAGTTTGTCATACTCTGGATAACGAAATACATCATATCGTTGTGTATTTCCGTCCTCTCCAAAGAACATAAACTCTTTAGTGAAATCTACTTTGTTCTTATTGAATACTGTTTTACTGGTCAATTTTTTGCTCTCTCTCTTTTTCGTCATATAGTTTAAATGTTACACGCCTCACACTCTTCGCCATCATCAATATCTGCCGAAACAGTTTCGCTTCCATTCATGTGGCCATTCATATGACCGTTCATCGTGCCGTTCATTGTAGCACCGTTTACTTGTGTGTCAACAACAGTTTCTTCCAAACCTGCTGGTTGCACAGTATCATCTTCGCCTTTGAAGTCATATGTGTTCTGATAATAACTTGTTTTCCAACCCATTTTGTAAGTTGTCAACATATCTTTCATCATTACACTTAATGGTACTTCATTGTTCTCAAAGTGTGTTGGGTTATAACTCCAATTACCACTAATTGCTTGATCAAAGAACTTTTGCATTGCAGCAACAATATTAATATAACCTTCATTGCTTGGCATATCCCATAACAATGTATAGAAGTTCTTTAATTGACTAAACTGTGGAACAACCTGTTTAAGAGGCCCTTTTTTGCTTTTCTTAACGGACAAGTACCCTCTAGGTGGCTCAATTCCGTTTGTGGCATTCGACACAACGGAACTGCTCTCTGAAGGCATCTGTGCGGACAATGTTGAGTGCCGTAGCCCGTGCTGCTTAATGTCCTTCCTAAGATCATTCCAATCATATTGTAGTTTAGCCTTTATAACATCATCGACATCTTTCTTATATGTGTCGATAGGTAATATACCATCCGCATATTTAGTACGCTGGAAGTATTTACAAGCGCCACGTTCTTTAGCAAGTTCGTTACTTGCAACAAGTAGATAGTATTGAAATGCTTCTGTAAGTTCGTGTACAAGTTTCCATGATTTTGGATCATTATACTTAACTTTATTCTTAGCAAGATAATGTGCAAGGCCAATATAACCAATACCAAGAGAACGTCTTGCTTTAGTGCTTACTTCAGCGGCTTTAACAGGATACCCTTGGTAGTCAATAATTTCTTCTAATGCTCTTACTGCAAGATCACATAAGTTTTCTAGTTCTTCAAGTTGATTGATAAGTCCTACATTAATTGCACTAAGAATACAAAGAGCAATTTCTCCTTCTTCGTCATCAATATGTTGAATAGGTTTTGTTGGCAGTGTAATCTCTTGACACAAGTTACTCATGTAAACAGGATCTTTAAATGAACTATGACTGTTTGCATGATCAACATTCATTATATAGATACGTCCTGTTTCAGCACGTTCTTTTAATAGATCACCAAACAACTCTCTTGCTTTTATCTTTTTCTTTCTGATAGAGGTTTTTCTTTCTGCTGCTTCGTATGCTTCTTGAAATTTATCATTGTCTCCTGAGTAGAATGCATCATAAACTTCTGGCACATCATGTGGCGAGAAAAGAGTTATATCTTTATCAGCCAACAGCCTTTCATAAAATGTTTTATTGATTTGAATCGAATAGTCTAGTTTACGTACTCTATTATCTTCTGTGCCTTTATTGTTTTTTAAAACTAGAATATCTCCAATTTCATAATGCCAAATAGGGAAATGGGTAGTTGCACTACCACCTCGTACACCATTTTGTGTACAACTTCTTACTGTACTTTCATAAACTTTTAAGAAGGGGACAACGCCTGTATGGGCTACTTCTCCACCTCTGATTTTTGAATTGATTGCACGTACTCGTCCTGCATTGATTCCAATTCCTGCCCTTTGAGCAATGTAATAACCGATTGCACTATTACTGCTAAAGATACTAGAAAGAGTATCATCCACATCAACAAGAACACAACTGGCAAACTGACGAATAGGAGTACGCACTCCTGCCATGACAGGCGTTGGTATGTTGATTTTAAAAAGTGAGGTCGCGTCATAATATTTTTTTACGTAAGTTAAACGTGTCTCCTTAGGATAATTCGCAAACAAAGTTGCTGCAATCATCATGTACATAAACTGAGGCGTTTCAAAAATGTCGCCGTTGCTTCTGTCCTGACACAAATATTTATCAACCACTTGACGTAAACCTGCATAGGTAAATTCTTCGTTACGATCATGCTTGATCCATGTGTTCATTTTCTTTAATTCTGTTTGAGAATACTTGTCTTTAATACCAGAATCATAAACACCTCTATCAATATTAGCATCAATAATTTCTGTTAATGAATTATGTTCGTATCTTCCGTATACTTGTTTTTGTAGAGAATATAGTAATAGACGTGCTGCTGCATATTGATAGTTAGGTGCTTCTAACGAAATAAGATCATTAGCACTTTTAATTAAAATATTTTGAATTTCTTCTGATGACATACCGTCGTAAAACTGTAAGTCAGCGTTCATTTCTATTTGTGATGCACTTACACCAGAAAGACCTTTACAAGCCTCCTCGACTACAAAATGCATTTTATCTAAATCTAATTTTTCCTTTGAGCCGGAACGCTTCGTGATGTAAATTTCTTTTGTCATCTTTATTTCTTGCCTCAATTCCTTAATTATTTGTATAAGGGTATTTATCGGGATCAGTATTAGCCGCCCCTATTACAGAACAAATGAAGAAACCTTCATATGCTTATTATTTTTTTATTGTAACAGATAGTGTCAAAGAACACAATAGAAAAAGTGTTCAAAAAGGTATTTTTATGCGCCATAGGAAACATCAAATGATATATTGCCTGTTTCCCCTGTTGTTAAAGGATTCTTGTAGTACAATACAACTGTTTCAATACCACTATCTGTGTCGTTATCTCTAAGCTCTACGTCAAACTGGAAGTTGCTCATCATTCTACCACCTTCTGAAGTTGTGGATAAGTCTGAATATTGATAGTTATCTGTAAAACTTATTTTTTGTAGGCCGTCACCTATAGTGATTACAAGTTTGCCGTACCTAACATGAACACCTAATCTTAAAATGTAATTTAAAGATATAAAATTGTTCAATGCACCAAAGACCGCAACTGGTCTAAAACTGTTTGATAAAAATATTTCTGAATTGTTTCTGTTTGTGATTTGTGTAAAGTCTGCATTTACAACCTCTGATATACCTGTTATTGTTTCCGAACTTACAATACCTGCATTCTGCTGTCTATTAGAAAAACAATTTGTAACAATGTTATCTGTGCTTTCACCAAAAGATATCATTGGCCAAACAGGATTGGCGGCTGTGTTTGTGCTGTTACCACAATTTGTAAATGAAGATCCTATAAATTTAGTTCCTGATCCCCAATTGCTATTGAATACATATCTACTAACTTCGTTAAATTCACAATCTTTAATTTGCCAATTGTTTGCTTGGCCATTTACACCTATTACATTAATAGATGTATCATTAATAAAGAATTCGCAGTTATGGAAATCAACCTTTGTATCAGTTGCTACAGTTTGACTACACTTAACACTGACTGCATTACTTTCAAACTTACAATCTTTAAATTTTATACCATCAACTTTGATTCCTGCGATACTGTTACTCCAAAATACAGCACTATCTATTGTTGCAAGATTAATACTTGATGACGGAGTACTAAGTTGGTATTCACCTTTCCAAGTAACATTTTCAAATGTTGAATCTTTCACACCTGATATAACTGTTTGTCCACTTGATCTTTCAATTGTTAAATTTTCAACTTTAACGTTCTCTGGTCTATCACTACTTGTAAAACTAGCAAGTCCTGTGCCGTTTGATGAAATAAATCTAATGTTGGTAGTATCAATTTTAAGTTTAGTTCCTGATTGTGTTTCACCTCTTAGTATAACATTGCTTGGTATTTCTAAGTCAGTTGTGAATAGGTATTCACCGTTAGGAACCTTAAGTACTTTTTTGTATGTGTCGTCTGTATTTCTAAACAGTTCTGTAAATGCATTTACAAATGCTTGGTTGGCAGATGTACTACCATCTGGCACTGCACCGTAATCAATAACAGAAACTTCAACTTCGTCGATCTTGCCTAAAAGTGTTCTTGGCTGCGATAGTGTAATTGATGGATCATCGGAAGAAAATCTGTAACTGTTCGCTAGTTCAAGTATATTATCATGCTCGGTTAGTACTTTGGTATTGCCTACATATGGAGCACCTTCTTGTACAGAGCCGTTACCAATGTATAATTCTTGTGTATCTACTGCCCATGCAAGTTCAGCAGAACTTAACTGCGGAACACCACTGCTTGAATTTTTTTGACCCCTACGGATCTGGATTTTGCTTATTTGAACAACAGCCACTTACTAACTCCTAAATTGTTATTAGTATTTATCAGACTGCGTTGTAATACTCTTCTACCTTATTAAGCCACATATCTTGGTATTTTGCGAAATTATCTTCAGTAACCTCAAATTGCTGGTATTGTAAGTCTCTACTACACATAAAAATAACGCCACTCTTTATATCTGTGCCATATACTTCATTATGTGCTAATGCATATGCTACAAGTTGCAAATAGTAATCTTCAACCCATTCTGCTTTTTTAGGCTTATTAGTTTGTTTATGGTCCATTATAGCAGGCTTGCCCTTATAAACACCACATAGGTCAGTTGTACCTGAATATAGTCCTGGGAAATATAAACTTTGTTCCATAGCCCATACTTCATCTACGTCTTTCAGTCCATTTTTGATGATAACATCTGCCATCTTGTTTGCTTGTACATGCACAGGATTATTCCCTGGTTGTCTTTGCATGCCAACTAAGAATCTTTCTAAGTTGCCGTGCATTGCTGTACCTATTCCAGCGGCTTCTGTAGTAATGCGTCTAGCATTTTCTTCACCAACACGCTTGCGCCATTCATTTAAATGCGTCATATCTTTTGTACTACTAAGGATAGTTGTAACACTTGGAAGTTTTTCACCATCTGGTGTTAGGTATACACGTTTACGTGTAACTTTATCATTAATTTGTTTCAGCTCGTTATACTGATATCTTTCTACGAACGGTGGTGGTGTAAAAGTTTCTGCCATTTTATAATATTAACCTATTGATTGGTGCTTTGTCTTTCATCCACGAGTCATGAAAGTCTCCGTGTGCAAACACATTAAATGCCAAACAATAACGTTTGTCTGTGTTAGAAGTCATAGGAGTAGTTCCGTGTTCTAGATATGAAGGAAAAAGTATTGTTGTTCCTGTATTTGGTTTTGCTGACCAATTCTTGCTGTTAAAAATATTCCATTCTTTATATTTAGGTTTCAAGAAACCAAAAAGATTATGTGCCTGCGGAGCATATATTTCAAACATACTTTCATCGTCATCTGGAATATTTACATAACAGGTTCCAGATATTAAACTGTTATCATGATTGTGTGCGGGTGCAAAGTCGCCTTGTTTATGTACAGTGACCCAACTGTTGGTTATGTAAAAGTCTATGTCGTCCTGTATTTGTAACATAGCATGTGCATAACCTTTAATAATGTTTAATAAATTTAATTTTAAACTAGACATAACAGGATTATCTAATACTAGAGTATCTTCAGAGAGCCAGCCAACGCTTGACTCCATTTCATAATACTCTAAGTTTCTTATGTGTGTTGCTACTTGATCTGTAATTGGCAGTTCTGTAACACAGACTGGCTGAGAGAAAAGTGGCAATAGATCGGCTTTGGGTTCATGAGTCATACTGTATATAGTACTATCATTTTGTTTGCTTGTCAAGTATGATTTTGTAGTGCATTCCCCCAAGGGTGCATCTTATCTTGTGGTAATGTGACTGTGAAGTTGTGCTGTCCAAATTCAGGGGCGCCTGCTATCTTTTCACCAGCAACCCAGCATCCGCTAGGAGATGAAGTTCTTCCATAGTAAGATTCTCCTTTCATATGACAACTGTTATCAACACTGATGACTACAATTCTAAAGATACTGCTTATCATCTGTAGCCAAGCATTATGCCAATCCCAATTAATTTGATCGATTAACTCACCATTGCCACGGGCACCATTCGTGCAATGTATCAATATATTCACTTCGCCACCTTTACAATATTGTTGTGGAATGCAAGGCATTCCACCGATTGGACCTCCCCAAAAATCATTGCATATCATAACGCCGGCTGATATACCGACATGATCAGGAAGTTGAATAGGATTAATCATTGGTGCAGGTTTACATCCTAATTCTGTATCGTAAGGTATTATTTGGCTTTTTGGTTGATGATTTACAATCTCTCCTTGGTTGTTGATTATTAAACAATCGTTATATACGTCTTGTCCTATTGTCATTGTGCCTAGGAATAAACCTGTTTGTGTTTCTTTCGATGCCTTTAGCACAATCTCCAATGCTTCATCGCTTGAATCATTTAGACAATTTTTTCCATAACCACTAAGCGCACATTCAGGTGTGATTGCGTAATTACATTCGGGATTATCATAAAGAGACTTAGCAATATGGTTAGCATTCTTAATACTATCATTAGTGCAGTCCATCTGTATTCCCAAGAATTTTAAATTATTATTCTGCATCTGCATACTTATGATTTACCTTACTGTGATGTTCTTCATCTGCTCTTACGTATTTAATTAAATCTGATAGTCGAGCATTCTTTTTCATTTTATAATAATCAATTGCTAGTTGTGGAGCAGGAACATTTTCTACTTCTCCATTCTCTACCATTGCTAGATAGTCTGTATAACTCCTAACTGCTTCTTCTTCAAAGTATGCAATCATTCTATGTGCAAGCCTATAACTGATAACATAGATTATAAAATAAAAAACCATAAAGATAATTTGTGCTAACACAACTAATAGTCTTTCAAAAAAGTTAGGCTTAGCAATTGCAATAAAAAACATTAAATGCATTCTCTCATTTTCTGCTTCTGCTAACATTTCTCTAATGTCAGGACCAAAACCTGTTTTCATTTTACGCAAACTTTTAAAATGCAACCACATGCCTGCAACCATACCAGGCACACCTGCTACTGTTTCTAGTACAACTGCTCTGTGTCCATATCTTTTAGCAAAAAATGTATCTGCAAAGAATCTAAAAAACTTTGTCATTCCCATTGCTAATGCATTTCTAATTTTCATTTGTTTGGTCATACTGTATATATTATACAGTAAAAAATAAAATGTTAAGAGTGGTGTTATTGTTGGGCTAATTGCTGTGGTGCTGCACTTGCCGCTGTAGCATCTACTGCTGCTTGTGCGTCTGTTGCTCCGTCTGCTGGAGTCTCATCGTCTTGTGCTCCGGGAACATTCAATTCAATTCCATCTGCGTTAAAGTTCTTAACTAGATTTTGGATTGCTGGTGAACCATCGTACATCGCTTTGAACATTTCATAATCTGCCATTAGTGACGCATCGTTGGATTTAAGTATTTTATTAAGCCCTGCCCAATTCATCTTAGCAGGTACTTTCTTAGCAGATGCTCTGCCTATAAGATTTTTTAATACAATGATATATCTATCAATCATCATGTCAGGAGCAAACTCGGTAAATCTCATTACTTAATGCTCGCTAGTTGTTTTTGTAAATCCATGATTTCTTGTTGTTTGGCTTTGATAGCATCTTGCAATTCTTTCTTTCTATTCTGCATGTCAAGTGCTTGCTGTGCCATCATCTTGGCTTGCGCTTGTGGATCAGTAGCAGGTGCTTGTCCTGGAACTGCTGGTGCTGCTGGTGTAGGTGCTGCTCCCATTCCTGCTGCAGGAAGAGCATCTGTTAGTTCTTTGTCTAGATAGAACTCCGACAGTTTCATATTAACCTGCCAGTGTTTTTAATAAACGTGACTCGTAATTAATTGATTCGCGTGCTTCTCTACCGGCTGTTTCCATTCCGCCTGCTGCTGGTTCTGCTGTTGCAAAATCATCTGTTGGTGCTTCTGCTGGTGCTTCTGCTGCTGCTGGTTCAGCCATGTCAGTTTCGCCACCTTCTTCAGGTTCAGCGCCAAGCATATCGCTTGAAGTTTCATCGCCTGCTAAAACGCCAACTGCGCTTGATAGTGTTTCACGTGTAGTTTTTAAATTTTCTAGTGCTGCTTGAATTGCTGGAGCACTTGATTCGATGAATGTCTTTGATTCTGCTTGACCAATTTCATCTCTAATTGAATCGCCTAATTGTAGTAATGTTTCGTTTTCCATTGAAGAAATCTCTTCAATGAAACGGCTCAATCTGTCAACCATAGTTTTTGCTGTAACAATAGCACTGGCTTGTTGGATTTCACCTTCTGTGACTTTAGTTTCCATTTCTTCTCCGGAGTTATCTGGTGTTTCTTCTGCTATTTCAAGACCTTTAATAGCAACTTCTTCTCTTTCTTCTAGCTCTTTGTTAATTGCATCAAGCATCCATTGTGCTTCGTGATATGTATCGCTTTCTAAGTTTTCATTAAACTCAGATGTACTTCTTGCTTGATGTAATTGTGTTCTAAGTTTGTTCCGTGCATCTTCTAATTTTGCGGCATCAAACGTAGAAAAATCAATTTTCTTGCCAAAAGCCTTGTGAATTGATTCATTCACCTTTGCTGCTTTAGTTTTAAATAGGTCTTGTGTTTTCATTGCTCTCTTCCCAGATGTTATAATATATTTATTCAAAAGCCTGTCAAAAGTTCTGCTCTCGACTTAGCATATAGTGCTTTTTCTTTTGCTATGTCGTATCTTGTCCACAAAATCTCTGCTCTTGCTTCGTTATTGTTATTTACCGCTTTATGGTAGTTATCCAAATGAAATTTGCTATCTAAAAAATATTTGCTATATTCTCTATCAATTGCGAATAATTGGGTAGTAAGGCTTTCATTTTTTCCACTTGCTAGATTGTTTGCTATCTTAATTGCAACGCAATTAAGTGATATTTCGTTAAACTTAACTACTCCGTCAACTACTATATCTTTTAGTGGGCCAGCACTCTTTATGAGTACGTTTCCTACTAGAATTCCTTCTGCTGTTCGGGTTGGCAGATGTATTCCGTTATCTATAAATTTCTTATAGACGGAGTTAACTAGTTGTTCAAAACGTTTTGATACTTCATTCATAAAAAAAGGCCCTTAGGCCAATATTTACTCTTTCTATACTTGTGAGTGTTACATCTTGAGTAGAATTGTAACTACTATTGAAAGAACTGCTGCAATCACAGTACCTGTAGTACCTATAATAACTTTTGTTAATCCTTTTTGTCCTTCTGTAATATCTTTATGAATGTGAGCAACCTTAACTTCTAGGTTATTCATACGTGTGTCTAACTGCTCGTAACGAAGAGCGCACAGGTCAACGTGTGCTTCTAAACTTTCTCTTTCTAAACTTGTTGTTTGGCTTTTTGCCATCTTTTGTTCTCCAAAACAAATCCCCTCTCTAGGGACAATTAGTAAACTTGTTAGTTGGCCTAATGTGTTTTTAAGATAGCCTAAATGTAATTAAATGTAATTGCCTATATGTTTATTTATCATTATTGCGTTCAAATAGTTTCCTAATAAGTCCTTTTATACCGCCTAATTCAACCTTAACTTCAACCATTTTATCTGCTGCCTTTTCGACCCTTTCAAACATATCCTTAATTACAAACATAACCCAGAACCACCATACAGCACACACACCAGCCATAATGCTTACGCCCACATAAACTAGGTTATGTGCTTCTATGTGTAATCCCCATAGTGATAATAGAAAGCCAAATATCATAAAAAAGATAGTGCTCATCATTATTATATTGTAATGTCTTTTGTTCATACTAATATTTACTCCTAGATGGCTAACGATAATACTACCAGTATATCTTTAAGATTCTTCAATCCAGATGTTTTGATCTCCGTTAAGAGTCATAAAACATGCTTTGGATAGTGTTTCTGTTTCTGTTAGATTTTTTATAATTGGAATGCCGTGCAAGTCTTGTTTCAATAAGCCAACAGGATCATCTCCTTTAGTAAAAGTATCTTCACGTTCAACTTCAAATTTCCAATGCCAATAGGCAATGTTGTTAGATACTGTTCGGATAGGATCTTTTGGCCATTGAGTATTTGCTCTCATGCCTATGCCTTGGACCAACGTATTAAAATTGTTTTGTTGGCCTTGTTTAATTTGATCAGGATCTGCTCTGTCGGGACTAGAGCGTGTAATGTCAATTATTGTTTTAATTGTGTAACTTGGCATAGTGACAGTATTTAGTGGTCATAAAAAAAGGGTGCCAACGAATTGACACCCTTTCCTTTAAGTAAAGTTAAAACTTACTATTAGCCAGATATTCCTGAGAATTCAGCAAGTAATGAACTTGTTACACCAGTTGTACCTGTACCAAAGTTTGAAGCAGCAGTAAATGCGCCTGTTCCTTGGATTGCAACTTGAACGTTGTCAGTAGTTCCACTTGTGAACACACCTGACTCAGTTAAAGGTTGAACACCAACTACTACGTGTGCATCGTTAGTACCAGCAACATCACCTGCTGCAAGGTATAACAAAGCAGCATCAAGTTCTGCTTGTGTCATGTTACTTTTAGCAAGGTTAATGATTCTAGTACGTCCAGCAATACCTTGTCCAGATTCTGCTCTTTTGTTGTCACCTAGTTCAGTAACACCTGTACCTGCGTTGTTGTAAGTTTGGAAGACTGAACTTCCGTTTGATAAATCAGCCATTATATTTTCTCCTCTGATAATGTTAACCCTTCTCCAGGGTCGCTATTTTTATTAGCACAAGTATTTATCCAAAAAGGGTTTTTTCAGGAGTTATGGTGTTTTTTTAGGAGTTTTTGACGGACTAATCGCTTTTAAAAGGTGTCCAACGGTCTCTTGGTACTAGTTTAACCTTGTCTTTGTTTTTAACATAGCCTTCTCCGCCTGGCTTGCCGCCTGTAGTGGAAACTACATCACCTTCAGCCTTATCAAGTTCATCAATGATCTCGTTCTTGGCTTTCATTAGTTCAGTTACAAGATAAAAGATATCTTTCATTACTTGTTCCTGTTCCTTAGCAATATTTAGTATCTTGTCTTGTTTGTTAGCAGATACCTTTGAATTTTGAAGCCAATTGAGGAAACTGTTTACATTCAAGTCTTCTAGTTTCTTAGCACGGCTCATTTGATTTATGTAGGTATAGAATATATTATTTAGGTCACTTAGTCCTGCACGCTTTTCAAAGAACTTAGAAATATTACCTTGTGCTTGATTTGCTACCTTTTCAATATTACCTAAGTTGTCAGCATTTACAGCAGGTGCTTTACTTACATACTGTTGTCCTAGTACTATAATTTCTGATGATCCATTGAACTGTTTTACATCTGATATAGGAGTTCCACTCTTGTCACCAAAGTATTGATAAGTGTTATGTGCTGCTACTGCTACTTTGCTTTTTGCAATTCGTCTTCCTAGATCACTATCTGCTCTTACATTATAAGTTACTTGGTTAGGTGTAAAACTAATACTGCCATCGCTGCCATCATATGGCTTTCCAGGATAGTATAGCAAGTCTGCATAAATGTATCCTTTAAAGTCTGCTGGTGTTGCTTTCTCAAATATAGGCCAAAGGTCAGCCATTTCGCCAGCGAATCTTTCACGCCAATCTTCATCCTTGCCTCTGCTCATAATAAACTTTTTAAGTTCTTCTGGACTTCCTGACTTGCCTTCTTCTCTACCCCAGTTGTTCTTACCAACTAGTCTAAAGGTTCCATCATCATCACGTCCCCAGTATAGTGTGGGATATCCGTCCCATTTAATAGCAACATCTGAACTGTCCTGTTCCATATCTTTAATGATTTGAACAGCACGTTTTGCTCCATCATCTGGATTAGTAAACACTAGATCTTCAAGGTGATTAAACTCTCTACCTACTGTTGCTTCTGTTAAAAATTCAAATGCTCTCATGATAATGTATTTAACCTATCTCTAAGTTCTTTACTAAAAACTCCTTCAACTCTTATGCTGTAATCAACCCTAGTTGTAGGCTTCCACCCACCATGATAATCATGATTATTCCAATAAAAACAAGAGCCAGGCTCCATACTAATTTTGTTTTGATTTTCATCTTCTATCCATAAGTTATTACTTCTACGAGGATCGCACCAAATAAAGTGTTCTTCGTGATCGTATATCTTATTAAACTTAAACTTATCATTGTGTCTTACTGTTTGCATATTAGCGTTTTTAAGTAGGATTACTATAGGTCCTAGTTTTTCAAATGGTAGTTGTTCAGCCCAACTTACAAGACTTGGAAAATGCTTAGATTCTTCAGTCCATTTACATGTGTAAGGATTTTCAACTTTGTTATCGTATGGAAAATATGTTTCATTAATATCTCTATCAAATTCTCTCAGCACCATATAGTGCAGCATTTCGAAAACATCATACTGATAAACTAACCATGTATGAAATTCAACCATATTAGTATCATATAGACTTTTTCCATATGCTAATAATTTTTCATCTGTTTCTTTTTCTTTCCAATAATTGAAAGCATGTTTTATATCTCCACCGAAACTATCAGCACTCCAGTATTCGTTGTGATTCTCAATACCGTAGTTTAATCTTTTCATAGAGTTTGCTTTTGCAAGACCATAATTTATATCCGGAACTAACTCTTGTAGTGCCGCAGCATTAACATAGTCGTCCATGCAGATGTAAGGCTTGCCGAATACACCTTTCATTTTTTCTTTCCGATTAGTTTCTTTTGTTTATTGGTTTTGTCCACATATGTTGCATGCGGAACGTTTAGATTCTTTTTACCATAGACATCGCCTATGGTGTGCATTTTTCCTGGTTTGTCAAATGCACTGTATCTAATATCTAGTACTTCATTTATTCTCATTTAACAACATCAATCATCTGTCTCATCCAACCAATTGTGCCTGGCTGAAAACTTTCTAATTGACCTTCCTTAGGAAGTTCTAATCCATCCTTTTCAAACGTTTCTCTTGCATCTGCTACAAGTTCCTCATAGTTAGGTAACTTCTTAATGTAACTTATAATGCCTTCCACGCTGTCCATAGTAGATGGAGTTGCGGTTTGTCCTAACAATGTTTTTGCTATTGCGTTAGGATCTTTAGTTATTAACTCGTTTGTTTCTCTGTCCATTAAACCATTATTTGCTGACCACTTCATATCTTTAGTTTTCGCTATGCTGGCAAGCAAGATGTGTCTGTGTACCCCTTTAAATGGGCTACCCTCACCGCTTCCCTGTAGGCTAAATTTCATCCATTCAGGATCACCAAACATAAGGTCTGTTTGCACAAACCCATTTGCTGGATCGCCTTTGATTGGAGTTTTGAAGTGAACCGAAATGCCTGACTTTCGTATCCACATCTTAGTGTTTTCACCTTCGTGATTCTTTGATACGTAATCTGCTAGTTTGCTTTCTAGATCTGCTTTAGTTGTTTTTGTTGTGTCAACAGCAACATCAATGTCTCCGCTGTCTGCTTTTTTGCCGGTAGTACCTAACATGTTATCTGTGAGCTCTAAGTCAATAATGCCTTCAAGCCACTGTAAGGTTGGTACAATGTCATTTTTTTGAATACGTTGTGTAGCAGGATTTCCTTCAGGATCTTTGAATATATTCCCACCTTCATTTAAAAGTTCGTTGCCCGACATTATTAGTCCTTTGATCTTTTAGACTCAGTTATTTTTCGTATGCCTCTATTAAATTTAGCGACATCAGAGCCCTTAATACTATTAATAAATCTTCTTTCTAGATCAAGTGCTGTTTGCTCGTCATACGTTTTGTGTATAAGTTCCATAAGGTTAATTGCACTATTAAGTATATTTGCCGCACGTGATTCTATTATCGCTTCAGAGTCTTTTCTGTCAGCAATTGCGTTGAGTTCTTGTAGAATTGATCTAGTTTTAATTTTCATATACTTCCCTATACTGTATTTAACCTTTTACGCTCATTATTATATACGGTGTGATATGTATTGTCAACCATTAACACCAGGTGCCAACATTTATTAAGCACACTGTTGCGAAAATAGCATAACAGTCTTTACAAAAAAACTGTTGATTTCTGCTCTAATAGGGGTTATAATAAAGTACGTTTATATAAATACACGTGAATAGGGCAGTGACACTGTACTATTCGACACACAGACACTGGGATAGACCGGGGCAACTTCACAATGCCTTATCACGGGAATGACGGTAGCAAAGACTACTGACGGTAGCAAAGACTACTGACGCCTAGAAAAGACTAGGGGTATCATGCTAACCATAAAGCATCCATACATCAAAGGAGAAAACAATGAACCACTTAATACGTGGTCTGATGTCTTGGGTGAATAGCGGGCCAACTAAAAGTTACCGCTCTGAACTACTGACTTGGGCCAAAACAGAATACAGCAATGACTGGGAGTTTGCATATAACTATATGCTTACACACAACGGCAGAGCACCAACATTAACAGAACTACACGGACCTAAATACTTACGTAAGGAGGCGGCTTAAATGCAACTCTGGAAGTTTATTAAAAAAATCTTCAAATCAAAATCTTGGGAGGAGCAGTATTT